TAACAATGTGCCAGTAATAGACAGGATTGTTTTCTCTTTCTAACTCTTCTCTGTGAAGTTGATCTTGCTGTTCTTCATGACGAAGAAGATCAGATTCAATAGGACAAGACATTTTTGAAAGTGGTAGTGGGGTCTCCCCCTTTACCCCTTCATTATGGCATGCCATGAATAAAAAAGCAACTACTTTCTTTTTCTGGTAAAGGTCAGGTACAGATTCGTATAGGCAGCAATAACCAAAAGTAATAAACAAAAAGAATTAAAATTCATAATCATCCTCCGATCCAAAAATACTGCCTACGCATTCACGGACATCAATATTCCATCTCAAATTAGAAATAGTGACTTTGCTATTACCAATTCTTTCAACGACAATGGCATGCGGGTTAGAACCATCACGAACTAAATAACCATTCTTCCAAACACCTGCTGTAAGTTTTTGGACAGGTGTTCTGA